CAAATAAAACTTTTAACCCATTAACTATTTTATCTTGAAGACTATTTCTTAAATTTACACTAATTTTATTGCACATTTCTATTTTATCTTCTGAAGAAAATTGATTAAAAATAATCTTTTTATTTTTAATTTTTATATATTCAACATATTCATGAAACGAATCCAGAATAACCTCATAGTTTTTTTTGTCTTTACTGTTCAACTCATAAAAAAAATCTATAGAGTTAATTGAAGGCCAACTTAATTTAATTTCTAAATTTTTTTCTTGAAAAAGTGAATTACTTTCATTTTCAAAAAATTCTCCAATCTTATAAAGATTTAAAAGATATTTTTTTAAATCAATTTCAACTTTTGTTTTATCTTTTTTATTTTTTAATAAAAATTCTATTTTTCCACCCACACTAATCATTCTAATTTTTAAAACTAATAAAACAAATTCCAAAATACTAATTTTATTTAAAATTAATTCATCTTCCAAACATTTTGATATAATTTTTTTTAAATAATTAAAATATAAAAATAAAGATTCAATTTGACTATCATAATTTATACCAGCTTTAGCTAATAAAATTTGTTCTTGTGTGTTTAGTTCTCTAAAATGAACTTTTTGTTTACTGAAAGGTAAATCTATTGTGTAGTTGTATAATACCATCATTTAAATTTATGGTAAAGACATTAAAGTTCCAGTTTCTTCATCTAAAATACCATATCTATCATACACAAATTTAACTTCAGAATATTTTAATCCTTCTTCTGTATATGAATAAGTTTCGCCGCCAATAGATACAGGAGCCAAATTATAAAATCGATATACTTTTCTTATACCCATTTTTCTATAAGAACCTGTCTTTGCATACATAACCACATCAGCAAAATTAGCTTTTACATAGTTTTCGGAGTTAGTTGATCGCGCCACTAAACCATTATAACCAACCGTAATTAACCAAGGACGAATAATTAAATCTAGAAAAGAAGCATTTGTTTCTAAAAAGGTAACGTTTAAACTAGGATATTTATCTCGATTGTTTAATGTCGCAGGTGCTTGAAATCCACCATACGTTAATCCTTCATTTCCACCATTTATAGTTTCACTAGGAAGAGTAACTTGTCTAGCAAACACACAACCCGTCATTATATTTGTGGTATATTGGTACTTTCCATCTAATAGTGTTTTAGTAACGTTTTCGTTTAAAGACCATGCCGTTCCACTTTCTCGATTTGTAAGTCTTTGTTGAAAATTATTTCTAAGTGCATTTACTGAACTAAAATCAAAATAAATCAACCACTGACTAGCTAAAGCTATTCCAGTAGGCCAACTTCCTAAAAGATCTAAATAATAAGAATATGGACTACGGTTATTAGCCGCTATTGCTGGTAGTACTGCCATAATACTATTTATGGCGGATTATAATATTATCGAGATAATCTCCAATATTGATAAGCCAACGTTGCTTGTTGTTCGAGGATTTCTCCAGCACTTGTTAAGTTTACTGTTAAATCTCCTACAGCTTGGCAATAAGCACCGAATAAGGTGTAAGTGCGAAGAGGGTTTCCTTGTTTATCAATTAATGTTAATATAACTTGATTTGAAGCATCTTTACTTGGAATGTCATACGCACCCGTACTATCTTCATCATTGAACACTTGTTGTGTCCATTCTTCAAATTTTCTTCTAATTGATAAACTTTGAGGAACTCTAAACGTTACCTGCCAACCACTACTGTTTGGGTAGTTAGCTGTTCCAGGAACGTTAAATACCAATCCCATAAATGGGACCTGAACGTTTGTTATTGCGCGTCCTGGCAATGTTGTACTGGTTACATAAACCAATTCGTCTGTTGTGAATCTAACTCCTCCGAGAGATACGACTCTGAATAAATTCTGACGCGCAAAATCATTAGCAATTGCACTATCGTAGAAGTTTTCAATTCCTTGTTGTTCGAGTAATCCTGCCATATATTATATTTATCTCCTTATTCTATATTTTTGATTAACCATTAAGTTCAGCGAAATCAATTCCTGTTCTTGTGGCGATGAAGTCTGCTAATACAAATTCAGCAGTTCTTACTGGTTTAATGTAAATCGAAATTTTTAATTCGTTATTGTCGATTACATCTGCTGTATTGTTTCTTTCATCACAAATTAATTGATAATCATAAAGACCATCGTTTAATTTTGCTTTGTCAAATGTAGGAATCAATGCACCCTTTAATCTGTTGCGTGTAGCAAAAGTATTTGGTTCAAACACAAAGTATTTAAGCAATGCTTGTGTTTCTTTTTCAAGTGTAAGGAACAATCTACGAACGTTAACTCTGTCAAATGCAGATGGTTTACGATACATTGTTTTTTGTCCATAAATGACATATCCGTCATTTGAGAAAAATGCAATAGGATTGACATTCATTTTATACAATAGATCTCTTTGTTTCTGTGTTGGATTAACACCGATATCTGTTACATTATTTAATGTACCTCTATTAAAACCAGCAGGTGCAGACCAAGGGAATGCTGCCTGTGATGTTTCAGCAAAAACAGCAGCAATATATCCAGAGTTTGGAACCCAAACTTGTTTATTTGTTACTATATCATTTGTTTTAAGCCAGTTTCCATAAGCAGCTACATAACTACTTTGTACAGAACTAAAAATATTTTTTAGAGGCCAATAAATGTCTGTTGAGAATATGTAATTTTGTTTTTCGCTTGTTTTTGAGTTTTCACCTTGAACAAATATATATCTTAAAGGATCAGCAATAAACACATGATCTTTTTTGGTTTTATCTGCTAAAACTACGAACTGATTAACAACATCAATATAAGACTGATATAAAGTACCAGTTGGTGCTGAACCATTAGTAGATTTAATGGTACTAATGTTTACATTATATGTCTCATCAAATATTGTTCTAGTATCTTCAATAGTAGGATCTAATGAGCGCATTCTAGCACCAGCCCATATGGTTGATAAACCACATTCAGCTACAACATCGATGTTCATCTCATCATCATTTTCGATTTTTCTTAAAATGCGTTGTAATTTAAGAGGAACGTTTCCTACTTCTTTAGCTGAAAAATCTGTATCAGATGTATAAACACCTATTGAATAAAGATTTTTAGCAGCACCAGAAACTCTAATTGATTTAGTAGGATTACCATCATCAGAAATCCAAGATCCTCTTGTGGAAATATATGGATTTGTGAAAACTTTCAAATTATTTGAAGAGTTATTGATTACAGTATCAATATAAAAGCTATCTGGTGTTCCGCCACCAGGATTATTCTGAGTTCTCTTTGAATAAAGAGATCCAGCAAATCCTTCGGCAACACTATAATCTAAAGTTACAGTATCTTGACCATATTGATTCGAATTAATTTTGAATAAAGTAATTAATAAACTATCATTAAACGATCTTGTTCCAAAATCATATCCAATTGGATAATTTTCAATTGTTTGTGAAATACTGGTTCCTCCAAATGAAGAGTATGATTGTGTCAAGCTAAAATTTAATCTTGTTTGTGGAATAGAAATATAAGATTGTGTTTGATTGTTATTAATTGTATTAACAGATTTAACACCAGTTACAGCCGTATAATCGGTTGCAGGATTTACTTCTGAATTATCAGCAATACTGATATAATATCCTTCATATAAATTATTGACTGTTGTTTTGGAATTATTTAGAATAATTAAACCAGCTTTACCAATTTCATCGAATCCATTAATTGTTGGACTATATGAAGAAAACCAACGAATATCATTTTGTACAAGTTTTTCATATTGCTCTTCTGTGAGAAGCATTGAAATCGGTTCTTCTAAAACATAACTTAAACTTGTTTCATAGTTATTTGTAACCTGTCCAATTAATGAAATAGTTGCATTAGCAACTGCGGCGATAGATGGAGTTCCGCCTATTATTTGAACGGATGGTGCTGTAACATACCCATATCCAGGATTAGTAATTTCAATTGCTGCCACACCCGAAAGACCACTAAAAAGACCCATCACTGCTCTTGCTGTAGCTTTTATTGGTGGGTTTGTTCCATTTGGTCCACCACCAACAATTTCAATACTTGGAATTGTTGTAAACCCACTTCCATTTGTTTGAACTGTAATAGTAGTTACCCCAAATATATTACTACCCACACCTTGGTTTCTGATAGGAAATACCAAAGCACTATATTGATTGGAGTACCCTTCACCACCACCAGCTCCATAAGGCATTCTGGAAACTAAAAGGTTAGCAGGTGAATTTAATAAAATTTGTTTTGCAGAATGATAAAGATATCTTTCTGCTGCATTTTTTGGACTTCCATAAACTTGTTCAAATTCAGAAAGACTTCCAATACTAACAAAATCTTCAGTTGGGCCTTGATCAGCAAATCCAGTAATGAATACGTCTGTTAAACCGATTGGTCTGGAAATAATACTGAGATCAATTTCATTTATTTGTACACCAGGTGATGCTATTGTTCTTGTTG